TCTAGAACTCTTATGGTCATAAAATAGTGTTTCTTGTATTTTCTGTTTTGATTAGTCTGGTATTGACAAAAGAAGAAGAAGGTTCATAATTCATAATCTCCCTCATATCATTTAGGAATTGTTGTAAATATGATTTTTTCAGAACATAAATGTTTCTTTTCTTATCGTTCTCTATAACTTCATATTCGTAATTTGTAACTCCTATCACTGGATTTAGATTCACAACTGTCTTAGAATAAGGATCAAGTGGATCAATAAGAGGATCTATTCTTTGAGAATCATTTGGATCTTCAATAGTAAAAGTTGGATCAACTATCTTTCCAGCAGGAAGAATTAATCTTCCTCTTTTATCTAAAACTTCCGTAGTTTCATAATGGTGTATATTTGTTAAATCATCACCATACTTATCTAATGTGAATTTATATAAGTCATTATCAGAAAGTGGCCAATCATTTCTTACATTAATAATTCCAGCACATAATAAAACTACCCAATCAAGATCCGCTCTTCCATATATTTCTTCAGCAATTGTATCAGGTCTTGAATTATCTTTAATTGTATATTTGTCAAATATTGTAATTATATTCTGAATATCATCTCGTAATTTAATTCTTCTGAATAAATTTTTAACATTCAAATATTGATCGGATGAGGTCCTATCATCCAAAAATGATTGGTATTCTAGATTAGGTAATTCTCTGAAGTATCCCATTAGTATCCAACTCCAATTTGTGCATCTGAGTTATTATAATCTTCGAAGTAAATTGGGTTAAGTTCTTGAAAATTAACAGTCATTTTTAGATGAACTGGAGTTGAGTCTCCATAGACTGCATATGTTCCAGAACCAGTATAATTAACAGATAATCCTTTCATTGCCATTGGTTTAAATGTATTCAAGAATGGATGTTTTTTACCACCACTCTTATATTCCAATCTAAACACACTTGGCGCACTGATGAACAACCCAGCACCACCTCCTCCAGCAGAGGTAGATCTTGCTGCCATTTCTCTTTTAAGAGTATTAATGATTTGTTTTACTTGTTGTGCCTCATTTCCATCTCTTGGTGCAAAATCAAAGTCAAATGAAAATTCTCTTAGATTCACACCTTTAAATAACAATTCCATATTTGGATTCAAAACCTGCCCAGTTGCTCTAGATACTAGAGAAGCTGTGTCTGTATTTCCACCAAAACTGTTTATAATCTTTGATGCAAAAAATGCAGTTGTTTGATCCTGCAAGTTTCCATTTTGTGCGATATCTCCAATCTTACTTAAAACCTCACCTGTACTACCAAATGCTCCTTGCAGCAAATTTGGATTTTTCATTCCCTTTTCAAGTGCTCCAACCGCCGCTATTTCCACAGCATTTAATGAATTATCACCCCAACCAACACTATTGCCGTCCTGGATAGTTTGTGGTATGGGTAAGATAATAGTTGCTTTTGGGGTTTGATTTTTTAGAGTTGCGCTACTTGTGGTAAATGACGCTGTTGATCCTGATAGGTTAAATTTAGGTGGAGAATATTGTATAATCTGAATCTGCAAATAATCATCAAACTCTTTCAGAGCCTTAAAAGGATATCTTAAAGATAGTGGTGCTGATGTTGGAAGCGCCATGTATATTTTTTTAAATATTTAGACGGATATGTGCAAAAGGAATGGATCTCATATCATCAAGTTCTTCAGATCTAACCTCATATATTCCACCTGCAATTTCATCCCAACTATATTGTCTAACATCATCCCAATGAAAATTAATTCCCCTGAATCCCCAATTATATAAATCTGTAACTGCAACTAATGGATTTTGATCATATTGAATGTTTGGTGTTTTTGGATTATATATGAAGGTATAAAAGTTCCCTACTTGTGGAGTCTTAGATCCTTCTTTTAAAACACTAATAATCTCAACCATTAAATCATCTGGGTTTTCATTGCCAATAATCCCATCTAAAATTCCACGCACACGATTTGTACTTGTATCTGATACTGGTGTCTTACCTTTTGTCCTTTCTTTAAGAGACTTTCTGGGCATTTTATACTCCTAGATCATCTTCTGTTAGAACTTTAAATTCCCATTGGTGATCTTCACAAAACTCTTTAGCCGATTTCCATTTTGCCTGATTCTTGGCATATTCAACCACTTCATAAAGATAACCTTTAGACTGTCTTTTGGGTTTTTGTGGAGGAACTGTTTGTCTTTTTGGTTTAATTTCAATTAGATACTTTTTAATCTGCCCGTTACTTTCTTTGACTTTGATATAAAAATCAGGAAAGTAACGATGCACACGATTATCTACTGGAGAAACATATGGCAATGCAATCTCTTCAGATCCCCACTCTAAAATATTTTCATTAAGATCACAATATTTCATGAAACGCCTTTCCCAGAGTGATCTGTAAATAATATTTCTTGGATCGCCTTTGTATTTTTTTGGATATGATGGACTATATTTACCCTTATATGACATCTAAATAACTATACTAAAAAGACTCATACTAGGTATTTAGAGTGGCAGTAAGACCCCGTAGAATATCTGATATTAAACCTATCTTTACTAATCTTGCTGTAACTTCTCAGTATGAAGTTCAGTTTGGTGGATTGGCACCAGAATTACAAAGTTACTTAACTCTTAGGGGAGTTGATTTCTCTTTTACTAATCAAACAGCAGGTCTTTTGTGCAATGCTGCTTCTCTTCCTGGATCATCTTTTGCAACATCTGATATTAACGGTAATTTTACTGGTTTGATGGAGAAGTTTATTCATACGAGAATTTATACTCCTATTGAATTAAATTTTTACGTTGATAAAGAATATAAGGTTGTTAAATTTATTGAGCACTGGATGGAATATATGTCAAGTGCTTCTGCACTGAATCCAAATCAGGATCAATACTTTTATAAAATGAAGTATCCTGATCAATATAAGTGTAACTTCACAAAAATAACCAAATTCAATCGAGATTATCAAAATCAATTAGAATATTATTTCATAGGATTATTTCCTATTGCTATGAGTTCTGTTTCTCTTTCATATCAAAGTTCATCTGTGATGACAGTAAGTGCAACATTTAATTATGAAAGATATGTTCCAGGATCAATTCTAAGTGTCGATCAGTTTTTCAATCAAAGCAATAATCTGGATCCATATTCAACACAAAATCCAAGCACTAATTATTCGCAGCAATCTATAGATAGTCAAACTGTAAATGCAAATAATAATATTCAGTTTGGTGTAGATTCCACAAATTCAATAAATGCAAATCTAAGCGGACTTAATGCATTGAACAATAATACTGGTAACTTAAATCCAAATTCAAATGGAAATGATGCAGTTGGTGGATGGTTTAACATCTCACCATAAGCATAATAAATAACTTCACTGAACTTTATAGGTTATTATGCCTTTACCAAAAATCTCCACACCAACATATGAGTTGGAAGTGCCATCTTTGCAAAAAACAATTAAATACCGTCCTTTTCTAGTTAAAGAAGAAAAGGTCCTGATTATTGCAATGGAAAGTGAGGATAGCAGACAAATTGGAAATGCAGTTAAAGATGTAATTTCAAATTGTATTCTTACAAAAGGTATCAAAGTTGATAGCTTGGCAACATTTGATATTGAATATCTTTTCCTGAATATTCGCGGTAAATCGGTTGGAGAAAGCGTTGATGTTCTCGTAACTTGTCCAGATGATGGAACGACACAAGTTCCAGTTTCAATTAATTTGGATGATATTAAAGTTCAAACATCACCAGAACATTCTAAAGATATTGTATTGGATGAGGCATTAACTTTAAGAATGCGCTATCCTTCTTTAAATGAGTTTATTAAAAATAATTTCTCTTCTGATGATGTAAGTGTTGATGATACATTTGATTTAATTTGTTCTTGTATTGAACAGGTTTATAGTGAAGAAGAATCCTGGAATGCTTCTGATTTTAGTAAGAAAGAATTGGTAGAATTTGTTGAACAATTAAGTTCAAAACAGTTTAAGCAGATTGAGACATTTTTTGAGACAATGCCAAAATTATCTCACCTGATCAAACTGAAAAATCCTAATACTAAGGTTGAGAGTGAAGTTGTACTTGAGGGGCTATCGTCTTTTTTCGCGTAGGTATGGCTCATGAAAGTCTTGAGTCATACTACAAGACTAATTTTCAGTTGGTTCAGCACCATAAATATAGTTTGACGGAACTTGAGAATATGATTCCGTGGGAACGAGAAATATATGTTGCTCTTCTCAAACAATATATTGAAGAAGAAAATTTAAAAAACCAACAAGTAAATGGCTAAAATTCCATCGCCTATTGGACCAACTATTGACGTTGCATCGAAAACTATTTCTTCGTCTGTCATTAGAGGTGGTGCAGGCGGCGGTGGAGGTGGTGGGAATGTTGAGCCACAAACTTCTGCGATTGTGAGAAGAAACTCTACAGATATTGTACAAGTAAGAAAAGATATTAATGCAATAACAAAAGCACAAACAGAATCAGTTACTGTTTTTCGTAATACAGTAGCAAGTTTGTCTGATCAGTTTAGAACTATTGGAGTTTTTGTAAGAGATCTTGGTAGTAATGTTTCTGGTCTTAATAGAGGAATTACCACCGATACAAATTTAGAAGTAACAAAAGACAGGCAAGAATTAGAAAGAGAAAGGAGATTAGCAGAGAGAGGGGAAAGAGAAGGTAAAGAAAAACAACTTGAACAAAAACTTCAGCAAGCATTATTAGCACCAGCACGTTTTATTACAAATCGTGCAAAGGGTGTTTTAGATAATTTGATGAATGCCTTTGGATTATTTTTCCTTGGTTGGTTAAGTAATAAAATTATTGATACGATAAAAAATAGATCTGGAAAAACTTCAAATATTTTTAAAGATATTTTTGATTCAATTATTGGTGGTGTAACGCAATATTTTAAATCTCTTCTTTTTGTTAATAAAGTCTTTGCAAACATTGCAAGACTTGCATTTGGAATTACTAAATTAATATCTAAAACTTTAGTTGGAGGACTTAATTTATTATTTGGTGCTCTTCGTGGTGTTGCAAAAGGAACTGTAAATTTCTTTAAAGGTGCTGGAAAATCTGCATTAGAAGCACTTGGTATTCTTCCTAAAGTAGCAGCAGAAGCAGGAACTGAAGCGGCTACAAAAGCTGGGACTCGCGCAGCAACGGAAGCAGGGGCAGAACTTGCATTAAGAGGTGGAAGTAGACTTGCAGGAAGTGCGCTGCCTTTTCTGGGTGCAGCACCTGATTTTATTTTTGCCTTGAGTGATTTATACCAGGGAGATTATAAATCTTCAATGTATTCTGCATTAGCAGGACTTGCAACTCTTAGCACCCCCTTTACGTTTGGGTGGGGGCATGTCGCTTCTCTTGGTTTGACTGGATTGTCCATACAATCAAGTATGGAGTTTAATAATCAAAAAGAATCTAAAACTCAACCTTCAACACCACAAACTACAAGAGTACCACAACCAACATCTTCCACATCACCAGCGGCAAAAACTGCCCCTGCAGCATCAGAACCATTAACACCTTACAGTGGTTCATTTGGTGTAGATACAACAGGAATGGAATTTGGTGTTGGTAACGACTATGGAGAAAGTTCCACGCCGTTAAAGTCTCAAGCTCAGACTAACCCTCCAGATAAAACACAACCAAATCTTGCACAAACTCAAAGTATTCCTTCACCTATACCACAAGTTGGACCTGCTCCAGCTCCAAAACCAAATGTGGTAATGTTGTCATCTGCCCAGAATAATCAATCATCTACAGTACTTAAATCTTCTCCACAAGCAGCAAGTAATGTACCATTCATTCCATCTTCTAATCCAGATAATTTCTATGTACTTTATTCTCAAGTAAATTATAATGTGGTAGTATAATATGAATTTCCCTACGCTAAAACCAGCATACGTTACTCCACTTAAGGGTAGATTTACTACAATCAAAACTGGATTCAGAAAAGTCGCTACTGATCTTGGGTCATCGTCAAAACTTCTGTTTAGAAAAACTAGAATTAAAGCAGAGTCTATAAGACTTCGTAAATCTTATTTTGCCAAAAGAGAAGAGGGTATTAGAAGAAGAGAAAAAGAATCTGAAATAGAAGCTGGAAAAGTTGGTACTGGTAAAAAAAGTGGAGGAAATTTTTTAACTGATCTAGGTGGTAGCTTACTTAAAAAGATTATGGATACGTTGGGAACATTTCTTGTTGGATGGTTAGTTTATAATCTGCCAACAATTATGACCATGGCACAAAATTTGATTACTAGACTTCAAAGTGCGGGAAGAGTCATAACTGGATTTTTTGAAAATATCGCTGGTATTTTTCTTAACACTGGAAAAATTGCTGGAGCTTTACTGACAAATATTGTAAACTTAGATTTTTTTGATAATAGTAAAAGAGTTAGAACAGCGTTTAGTGGTTTAAATAATAGTTTTGATAATTTACATGATACTATAAAAAATGGTATAGATTTATTTACAAAACCTCTTGGTGGATTACCTGGTGAAAAAGAAGTTCCAGGAACGGGAACTGATTATACAGATACTTCAAGTGCTGGTGCTGGAGCTGGAGCACAGGGTCCACGGGGAGCAGCTACTCGCTCACTTTTAGATACGATTGCTTATGCTGAAGGAACAGCAAATGCACCAAATAAGGGATATAATACTCTATTTGGTGGAGGTCAAGTTGCCGATTTAAGCAAACATCCAGACCGAGTTGTTCGTAGTGGTGGATATGCTAGTGCTGCTTTTGGGCGTTATCAATTTATGCCTAGCACTTATGCAAATGTAATGGGTGGAGCTATGACTCCAGAAAGACAAGATGCAGCTGCTGTAAAACTTATTATTAGAAGATTAAATGCTGCTGGAATCTCTGTTAAAAATGAACAAGAATTAGATGCATTCCTGCAAAAAGAAGGATTAAGTAAAAGAGTTATTAAAGCTCTTTCTCCAGAATGGGCATCTTTTCCTGGTAATGCTTACAATCAACCAACAAAACCAATAACTAATCTTCAAAAAGAATATCAAAAAAGATTAAAAGTTCAAGGTGCAACAGTTCCAGAAGCAGGACCACAACCAAAGCAACCTCAACCAATAGGGCAATCAAGTGGGTGGCAACTTGAAAACTCAAATGGTTCACCAGTTAAAGGATATTCTACTTTGCGCCCACACCACAGTTATCAAACTGCCTCTGGTGGCAGAGAAGTTAGAGATTTTACTATTTTTAAAGATGGAAAATACATAAATGCCCCGGTTCCATCACCAGTTTCTGGTAAAGTAAATTGGGCTGGTTATACTAGTAATGGTGGAAATTGGGTTGAAATTAGTTCTAGTTCTGGATTAGTTGAACTTGGACATTTTAATAGAATACTTGTAAAAGCAGGACAACAAATTTCTGTAGGAACTATTCTTGGATTGCAAGGAAAGACTGGAAATGCAAGTGGAGAGCATGTTCATATTCAAGCAAAGTCTAATGTCATTAGAGATTATGTTAATTCTCTTGCCAGTGGAACATCTCCAACTGGTGGTATGGTAGAGATGCCCTCATTGACTCCAGAAGATATATCTAATCAACCTGGTCAAGTGGAATCATTACCACCTGTAAATCCAATATCAAACGTTGTGGTTATTGATGATCGCCCAGATTCTCAACCTCAACCTCCACCTATGGTTTCAGATTATTCTGCTGGTCCAATGATTATGATGATTGATAAGACTAAGTTGTTAAATAACATTATCAAGAACAACATTCTCCTAGAGCTAGCTTACACGTAATGTCAATTGATCGTTCGATATACGAAAAAGTATTTTTAGAGTCAAATGATAGGTCAAGAGTTGTTGACATAAAAAGTGGTGTCGTTGCGATAGATTATTATGAAGATATTTTTTCTCCTACAATTACCGCAAAAGTTTATGTCATCAATGCTGGCAACACAATTGCACCTGAAGATGGAACTGCAACACAATCAATTTACAATGGTTTGCCTTTAAGAGGTGGTGAGAGACTATCTTTAAAAATCGCTGGAAATTCAACAACAAATAAAGGGCTAGACTTTTCTTCTGCAAATAATTCCTTGTATGTTTCTAGTATTACCGATGTAATCAGTGAATCTCAAAGAGAAATTTTTACTTTGAATCTTGTTTCCAGAGAAGCAATTACAAACGAGACTTCTAGGGTTGGCAAAAAGTTTAAAGTTGATTCAAAAATTAATACATCTGTAACTGATATTTTAAACAAGTATTTGAAAACTACCAAAGTAGGTACAATTGATGATACAAAGAATGGATATGGTTTTATTGGCAATCTTAAAAAACCATTTACTGTTTTAGTTTGGTTGGCATCTAAAGCTATTTCTCCAGAAACTGATACAGCGGGTTTTGTTTTTTATCAAACTGTTGATGGGTTTCAATTTAGAGCAATTGATAAATTGATAATGCAACCATTTAAAGCAGAATATACTTATACTGAAGTAAACCAATCAAGTATTGAAAGAGATAACACATTTAATATTTTAAATTACAAAACAGAAAAGAACCAGAATTTAATTGAAAAACTAAGATTAGGAGCTTATTCAAGTTATAGAATTTTTTACAATCCTCTTACATTGAGTTTTACGGATCCATCAAAGGCTGTATTTAAACAACAAGATTGGGTCAGTAAATCTAAAAATCTTGGTAAGACAGTTACATTGCCCAAAATTTCAGAAGGATCCAATCAAGGACTGGGTGATATTCCAACGAGAATTATTACTCAGTGTTTAGATATTGGAACCTTAGATCCAGATATTTCCAAAAGTGTAAATGCTGATCCAATCGAATATCAATCTCAAGCATTAATGAGATATAATGTTTTGCTTACTCAAACCATTACAATGACTGTTCCTCTAAACACGAATTTAAGAGCGGGTGATGTTATTTCTTGTAGGATTCCAAAAATTTCAACGGAGAGAGCAGACGAGTTTGATGAGGAACAAAGCGGTCTATATATGATTAAAGAACTATGCCATCATTTTGATACTGAAAGATCATTGACTTCTATGAAATTGGTTAGGGATACTTTTGGATACTACGGAACTAACACAAAATGAACGATCATTCATTACTTAAAAGTAATTTCATTGGAAGAGATGGATTCAGATGGTGGCTTGGGCAAGTTGCACCTAAAGATGATCAGGAAAAACAATCTAATGGAGAGGGATGGGGTAATAGAGTAAAGGTAAGAATTATGGGGTATCATTCCCCAGATCAAGTTGAACTTCCAAATAAAGATCTTCCTTGGGCGCAAATTATGTTGCCCACAACAACTGGAAGTGGAGGACAAAATTATGCTGTTAATCATAAAATTACTCCAGGAGATGTTGTTATTGGATTTTTCTTAGATGGAGATAATGCTCAAATACCCTGTATTCTTGGGACTTTTGGTAGAACTTCCGACACCAAACTTGCACCATCTTTCCAATCTCCATTTGTTCCTTTCAGTGGTTATACAGATGCTGTTAAAAATCCCAAACCAACTGGAAGATTAATACCAGATGAAACAAGCGAAACAAGAATAGGATCTCAGAAAAGTCCAAGACTAATTCCACCAGACCAAGTATCAAAACTCAATTCTACTGGTGCTGGAGATGAAATTGCAGCATTTACTGGTGTTGGAAAAACGATTGTCTTTGCCGATACTTGTGAAGATACTGCAACAAAAACAATTAAATCTGAAGTTGATAACTTATTAAAGTGGGCTCAAGAAAAACAAGCTAAAGTTGCTGAATATCAGGCAAAAATAGCACAGGTTGCTGGCATTATTAAATCAAGTGTCAGTTGGATTGTTGGTAAGTTAATGGAATATCTTTATAATTTTTTAGTAGGATGTGAGAAAAAACCAGGAATTATACCAAACGCATTAAAGGCTTTATATACCAGTGTTTATTCTGCAGTTTATGCTGCATCTGGTAATCCAGCAGCAGCACATCAGGCTGGAGTTAAATCAAATGAATTTTTTGTTCTTCCTGTAAAAGCAATAGAACAAGCACTTCCTTGTGTTGCTTCTGCAGTTATCAACGGACTTACTGATTTAATTGTTGGATTGTTAGAAGCATTATTGAATAATATTCAACAGTTTGTTCAGTGTGCGGCAGATGCTTTTCTTGGGACTTTATTGAATAGTGTTGTTGATGCTATTGCTGGTGGTTTATCTTCTGTATTAGGTGGAATTTCTAGTCTTTTAGGAGGACTTAGTGTAATCGCAACACTACAACAAGCTGCTTCTTCTATTTTTGGACAAGGTGGTTTGTTTGATTGCGGACAAGATCAGGACAAATGTAAAGGGTCTGTAAAAGAATGGGTGATTGGAAAGGGTCCAAAAGAAACTGCAGATGTTGGAGAAGTATTCAATAATGTTATCAATACAGCAAATAGTATTGGAAGTCTTGTTAACACTGCAACTGGAAGTGTTGAGGGAGTAATTTCTGGGGTTTCTCAAGTTACTGGAATTTTTGGTGGCAATCTTGGATTTGGATCGATTGATGGATGTTTTACTGGATTTCCAAATACTTGTGGAGCTCCAACAATTAATATTTTTGGTGGAGGTGGATCTGGTGCATCAGCAATCCCAATATTTGGACCTGCGATTGCATTATCAACTCCATATCAGAATGTTCAGAACGTTACAAATATTATCGGTGCAATTGTTACGGATGGTGGTTCTGGATATTCATTCCCACCATCCGTAGATTTTTCTGATAATTGTAATTTGGGATTTGGTGCCAGCGGACAAGCAATTATTGAAAATGGACAGGTGGTAGCAATTGTAATGAATTCAACTGGTCAAAATTATCCTATGGGAGAAATAGTTCAAACAAGTGTATCAGATGTTATTGTAATAAATGGAGGAACTAATTATTCGGATGGCGATACTGCAGTTGATAATTTTGGAAATACTTATACATTGAGTATCGAAAATGGAGTAATTGTATCTGCAAAACCAGATCTAAATAATATTGGAATAAATGACAAAGTTGAAATTACTGTTGAATCCAATACAGGAACTGGCGCACTGCTTAAGCCAGTATTTGGATCACTAAATCAAGATTTTGGAGATCCAATCAAACAAATCGATTGTGTGTATTAATAAAAAATGTCTGATTCATCATACGAAGAAAGGGATATTTGTAGTATAGGTCCTAAGTATAGGATTGAATTCAATAGTAACTATCCAGGTATAGATGGTAAAAACATCTATCAACAATACTCCTGGAATGATAATGGTGATGTAAATGTACAAGCATTTAGTGAAACTGGTGCGTTTAGAATATTAAACAATAAAAAAATAGAGATTATTGCTGGTAATACCTCTCAAGATAAAGGTGTAGATATTGTAATTGCTGGGATGAATGGTGATGTTACGATTACTGCAATGGGTAATGGTAACATTAGAATTAAAGGAAAAAATGTGATGATAGAAGCAATTGAAGATATTGATCTTAAAGCGGGAAGAAATATTAATGCAACTTCTGGATCTGGTAGAATTTTAATGAAGGCAAATAAAATTGATAATGTTGCTCTTACTGGAAACGCAATACAAAATACATTTGGTGTAAGAGCATTTGCAGGATCACCCGTTGGCGCAGAATACATTAAAGATGTATTTGAAGGTGGAAGCCCATTAGATGTTGCTGGTGGTGATGCCGCTGGTGCGGATTGCTCTGGAGAATAATAATGGATATTTTAAATGTTATTCTTAAATTACTAGGATTTCCTGTTTTCCCAGAAAAAGGAAAACAAAAATTTTACCATGATAGTGCAACTTTTAATAATGATCTATCAGTTACTGGAAACTTTATTAGTCAGGGTAATTCAGTAACACTTGGAGCAACTGCAAAATGTAAAACAATCTTTTTACTTAAGAATCCTCTTGAAAGAAGTCCAGAAATTCCTCAGATTATAGGAATTCCTGGTTCCAATATTTTTGGAATTTCTGGTGTTTATGCCGCAGGTAATTCATCATTTACTGGAACAACAACATTTAATGGAGTTACCAATGTTTTTGGAACTTTAAATTTAAATGGTAAAAATGTTGAGACTGAACTTGCTCTGGGTAAAGCATTACCAACTCCTTCTGATGAACGATTGAAAGAAAATGTAACCACGATTCAAAATGCTTTAGAAAAAGTATCTGCACTTCGTGGAGTTTCTTATGATTTAAAAGAAGATAAGAGAGTAGAAATTGGAGTAATTGCTCAAGAAATAGAAAAAATCATTCCAGAAGTTGTTCAAGAAAGATCAGATGGTTACAAAGGTGTTCATTATGGAAATCTCGTTGGTCTTTTAATCGAGGCAATTAAAGAACAACAAACTCAGATAAATGATCTTAAAGAAGAAATCAAATCATTAAAGGTGGAGAAGACTGATGGCGAATGAAAGTTTAGTCACTTTACTTGTTGGAAAAGTAGATGGAAATAATCAAACAATTTCTTTTATTAATACTAAAAAACCAGAGACTCAAAAGACAATCGATTTATTTACAAGTCCAACTACAGTATTAGATACTCAAATTGTAAGTATTGCATCGAGTATTAATACACTTAAAACTGACATTGTTACTCTGGCCACTAATGCTTATAGTGTAGGTTGTGGAACAACAAGCACCTATGCAGCTACATATTTCCCAGATGTTGTAAGAACTTATGTTGCTAACATATCAACATCAACATATAACGGAAGTGATCCTTATGGAAATACTTCTTCGTCATTAAGTTCAAATAATCTTGGTATTGGAACACTTTTAGTTTATAGTCAAAATGATACCTCCCAAAGTGGTATAGGAAGTGTTGCCACAAATATAAACACTTGCTATCGTGCTAAATCATTAATTCCACTTATTGCTTGTGTAAGTGGTGAATGTGTATCATATGCAGCATCAATTACCGACAAGCAAAATCAATTAACAACCTTAACAGCACAGTTGCAAGCCTTAGTCAGTAACTCTAATAATTTAAGAAATGAAAGATTGGATTATGAATTGGAAAGATATTCGCAAAATCAATCAGTTTTATACCTAACAAATAGAAATATTGGAATCAATACTGCAATTAACGTATTGAAATATTAATCTCGGCAACCCCTTGACACCCACCCCCATCTGCCCTATAATATGGGGGTAATCAACGGAACCACCAAATGAGCACCGCACAAGAGACCGTCCAAGGCATTGTGATTGATGTTTGCACCCGCAGTTTTCTTCTTCTCAGCGATCAGGGCAGCGAACGCCTGGTAGAGTGCGATACTGTTCAAGAATTTATGAACGTGCTGGAAGTTGTCACCGCACAATTGGATCCTGAGCAGATTGAATATGCTGACCTTGCTATCAAAGGTCAGGACAATAACTAAATAAAAACACAAAATGGAAGTTTTCACCGTGGAAGAGTTTCAAGAGAGGTTTGATGAACTGATGGAACGAGTTGAAAATGGAGAAAGTTTAGGTATAATTAACGAGAATGGACAAGCAGCGGTTATGATGCCTGCGGATGATGAACTCATACGAATACACACTGACCACGAGGAAGGTTGTTGAGTTCTTGCGAGTGAGACTTGGTAGTCAGAGGAGTCTTATAAACTCTTTCCGCCAGATTAGCGGCTTTGACCTGGTTCGAATCCAGGCACTCGTACCTGCCCTTTTAGCAATCTGGTGAATGCACCGAACTCATAATTCGGCTGAGGCGTGTTCGATCCACGCAAGGG